AAAATAGTAATTATACATTAGTAAATAGAATCTATTTAATCAATAAATTATAATTTACAAACACCATCTTCACAATCATCATCTGATACAGCAGAAACAATATATTCGTTTTGACTGTACTTTTTAAGTACATTTGAGGTAAGGGTTAATAAACTACCATGATTAAATTGTTGCAATAGATTTTCGTAACTTCTTATTTCACATCTTTTTAAATATATATTATAAGCCTCGTCAAACTTCATGCTTAAAACTGTAGCTCTTCTTGCGTAATCTACTGCCAATGCTTCACATAATTCTGCCCTCGTCATTTTCTACTATCTCCTTTTGTTTGTATAATATATGTGGGTCTTTACTATAAATCTTTCTAGCAAAAATTTCTACAACTTGTTTATCGTCCACGAAAAAAACAGAATTTAGACTGTCTAGTATTGCTTTAATGTAGTTATCAATGTCAGCATTGTTATTACAGTAAGTGTTATCAGACTTTTCTTTCTTCTTCTTTGACCATGACTTAGGTATCTCTACCATAAAGTCTATTGAAACACAGACTAAGGTTTCACAGGGAGTCGTATTTAACTCACTTGTTAGTGCTTCCATGTCTGTTTTAAACTTAGTGTACTTCTTTGGGTAGTATGTAGACCACCTACTTACCCGAGGTCTTGATGCTGGTACAGGACTTATATCAAAACGATGATGGATAATGTTGATATCCGACATCTTCTTGTCTGTAAGCTTCAAGTTCATTAACTGCTAGTGCTAATATAAATCTTATTTCCATATCTCTTGGTTCGTCTTTCTCTCTTGCTAATTCTAGTGCATCTTTAACATGTATAAGAATTGAGTCTAGGTCATCTGTCATATGGCAGTTTCTTGACGGGTAAGACTACCAAAGCCCCGACTCCCAACTCTTTCTATCTTTACATATTGGACTCGAAAGGGGAAGATTGCGCTCATTAATTATATTGTGTTACTACTCTATAGTCATCATTGTGAGGTAATTTAATTCCTTGTTCACCCGCTAACATATCTATCTCACAAATGTAATCTATAAACTCATCAACTTTTAGTTCTGTTGTTGAAGGTATCTGTTCAATTGTTTTACCTTTCTTTGTTGTAAAAGATATCTTAGTTAAGAACATATCAGCTAAGATAAGGTGCATTTCTTGTTTAGCATAACCAATTTCTTTAGACATGATACCTACCCAACACCAGTACAATCTATTTTGAGCATCTGTTCTTTTTGTCTTACCTATTTGGATAGTGGCTTCTTTAGTAGTTGGATTCTCTAAGAAGTAATCTTGTACTAAAGTTTTAAATATTGCTTCTTTAGGTTTATCTCTATGAATACTTCTACTAATCATTTTATATTATTATCTAAATAAGAATTTATTAATTTATTAATATAGAATCTAGCCTTTCTTAAATCTTCAATTTGACCCTCACCTACATGCTTGTGCTTATGTCTGCACAAATATTTAACTGCAGTTGCAGTTAAGTAATCCATTTTTTGGTCAATGATAAAATCAATAACCTCAATGTTTCCTTGCGTATAGTGTGAGGGGCTATTTACAATGTCGCTTTCTTTATCCACCAACCCATCCCATAAACAATGCTACCACTACGATAGCTAAAAATACAGTTAAACTTTTATTTTTTAAAACAGTGTCTATTAACTCTTTAACTTTTTCCATACATTACTCCTCTTATTAAAGTATCTTCTATTTTAACTTAATCAAACCATCCCTGTGTAGTAATTTTTGTGTATTAATTACTGCCCTTAATATTTGTAACTCTAACCACTCTGATTCTAATGGAGGGTCAAGATGTTTACGACCATCATATATGTCATGGCAATTTAAACAAGCGTACATTCCAAACAAGTCTGCTTGTTTCCTACCCATGCCACCACCATTCATATGTGCAAAGATTACGGTTTCATTATCGGGCATACACCCATGTAATCTAACTTGGCAAGGCTTACCCCTTGCTGATTGTGTGATTTTACTCATCTTTTTCATCCTTTAAATTGCTTGTGCCAAATTCGTATATCTTATCTTTGTATGCAACACGACCTTCAATACTATCATTGTCAAACTCCCATGAAGTAACATCAATAAATGCTTCACCAATCATATTCAAATACCATTGAGCATCTTCTCGCCATCTGCTATCACCTTCAACATCTTTAGTTTGTTCTTTTAATACATCAATGATGATTCTTAATACTTCACTATCCATTTCTTGTTGATTCATATACTACTCCTTATTATAAATGTTTATTTCTTCGTCTGAGAATTTAGAATACTGACCCTCAAACTTACATTTGACCCAGCCAATCTGACCCATTCTGTTCTTTGCTACTATAATTTCAGCCATACCTCTATCCTCTGACTCTTCCTTGTTGTAATATTCATCACGATACACCATAATAATACAGTCAGCATCTTGCTCAATTTCACCAGAAGAGCGTAGGTCGCTCATAAGAGGGCGTTTGTTTTCCCTCTGCTCAACTCCCCTACTCAACTGAGATAGTAGAATTATAGGTATGTCTAGTTCCTTAGACAAATACTTTAGTTCTCTAGTTATGTTGCCTAGTTCTGATATCTCTCTACCTTTATCGTACTTCATTATCTGTAGATAGTCAATCACAATACAATCAAGGCCAGTCTGACCATTCATCTGTCTTGCTTTAGATACTATATCTCTGACTGATACATTGCCTCGGTCTAGTATAGTCATAGTTTTGTTACCCGCTTGTGCTAATGCCCTATACCATTGGTCATTTTCTGCTTCAGTAAGCGTATCGTTATCTACTTTGTTAAGGTTAATGTCTGTTTCACTAGCTACTATCTTCATCATAAGTTGTACTTGTTGCATCTCTAATGAGTAGAACAATACATTCTTATTCATACTTGCCATGTTGTTAGCTACATTAAGTGCGAGTGTACTCTTACCCATGCTTGGTCTACCTGCCATAACTGTTAGCGTACCCCCTCTCATTCCCCCGAGAAGTGAGTCGATAGAGTCAAAGCCAGTAGATAAACCAGTACCATTGAGTCGCATATCTTCTATGTATTCAATAGTCTTGCTTACTACATTCATCATTGAACCTTCTTCATCTTTAGCTAAGTCAAGTTCTAGATGTTGTATGCTAGTAATTGTTTGTTGATAGTTCTCATAGTTGATAGTTTGTTTTAGCTTATCAATATCATTATTAATTCTAGAGTTACGAATGTGATTAGCATAGACTTCTATGTTAGTTGTGCCTGTGCAATTTTCCATAAGACCTGCAAGGAAAGGAAAGCTAGTGTACATACCACTATGATTGTGTTGGCTGTCTATGTAATCTCTAGTAGTTAAGGCATCTATGTTTATTTTTTCGTCTGTCATCTCTATAAAATAATCATATAAAATTCCTAAGCCTTCATTAGAAAAGTCTGATGATGTTAATCCAGTTGCCATAACCTGTTTAACTTTAGGCTCTAAAAGTAAGCCACCAATTACTGCTTCTTCTGATTCAAATGAGTTGTTAGGATATCTCATTACTTCCTCCAGTCATGTTGTTCGCCATATGGATTAGTAGTTGGTTTAGTATCTTCTACCATTTCCCATCTGCGTTGGTTAATAAATGTTTGCAAGTGCGGTATGTATTTAGCATCCGCAAATGTAATGTCTTTAAAATATTTATCTTTGTCTTGATACAACTGACCAATAATATTTATCCAGTCTTTGTGTTTCATTAAGTTAGCTAGTTCAGTTTCCAGTCCACGTTTTTTACCTCGGTACTGTAATCTAAACTTCTCGAACATATTTCTTTCTTGTCCAGTTGGTGTTTCTTTTGTGGCTTGTGTAACTATTGTCTGTCCACAACAAGGGCATGTTTGGTTTGTCATATTTTCCTCAAGGCTAAGTTCATCATCTCTCTATCTCTGTCTGCTTCTGTTTGTGTAGGTACAGTTCGTGGTCTAGTAACAATTGGTTTAGCAAATATTTTATCGGGGTCAGTATGTTTGCG